AGTGAACCCTGAAATACAAGAGATAAAAGAAGTACTGACGGGAGGGCCATCTCCCCGCACGGGCTAACGCGGCCTTAACGGATGGCCCCCAGGCCGCGCATCACCGTAACAACACCGTAACCAACACAGACAAAAAGTCAAGAAGGATGAAAACCATTACATTGGAAGATTTGCAGCCCTGGGAAAACCCGGGGGACGGCTGGTATAACATCGAACGCTGGGGGGAACATCCCCAGCAGACAGCGGACGGAAAAAAATATGTCCAGGTCATCGACGATGAGGCCGTGCGGGCCATCGTGGAAGCAGGCGTCCCGGAAGAAGGGCTGCTGACCGACGTGGAACATGTGTCCGTTGCCGTCACCGGGCCGCGGGATAGCCGGGCTTACGGCTGGGTGCGCGAGCTTGCCGCCCTGCCAACGGAGGAAGGGCTGCAACTGTGCGCCCGGATTGAATGGACGCCGCTGGGCCTCCCCCTGGTCCGGGACCGCATCTACAAACATTTTTCGACCGTGTACAGCGTGGAGCTGTGCGCGGACCTGGGAGGCGGACGCCTCCGCCCCCTGCAACTCGTCGGGCTGGCCCTAACCAACCAGCCCAACAACCCCTGCCAGCGCCCGATCACCAACAGTCAGGCCGCGCCGATCAACGACAACACAAACCAACAAGACAACAACATGGAAGAATTGAAAAAAATCGCCGCCAAGCTGGGACTGCCGGAAGACGCCGCGCTGGACCAGATACTGGCAACAATCGACGCCCTGATGGCCGCCGAACAGGAAGCCGCGGAAGCGGAAGCGGAAACGCTGCTCAACAGCGAAGACCTTGCGACCTTGACCCCCGAGGAAAAGAAGGACCTCAAGGAAGAACTGCTGACCAACCGCGAGATGGGCATCAAGATGATCAACCTGCTGGACAACCGCAAGGGAGGCGGCACGTCCGGGGGCGCTCCGAAGTATGCCCGGCCCGGATATCGCCGGGAAACCCAGGCGACCAGGGGAGGCAAAGGCATGGGGACGGACCGCGGCCAGCTGCTGGTGAATACGGCCCGCGACATCCAGGCGCAAGAAAAGGCAGCCGGGCGTCTTTGCTCGTTTTGGAAAGCGAAGAACCTGGCCAAGATCCGGCTGGGGCAGAAGTAAACCGCTCCTGGCATTTGCTTTTAACTATTCATAACCAGAAAACAACATGGCAATTATCCATCAACAGGCCGTCATGAGGGCGGAAAGCGGCATGGACCTCCGCAAATGCGAAGGCTGCTTCGTGAAGAAAGACACATCGGGCAAGTTGGTCTTGTGCGGTAAATCCGACATCCCCCTGGGCGTGGTCCACGTCGGCGGAGACGAAGGAGAAGACACGGATTACATCCTGCCCGCCCATCAGGGGATCGTGGGGGTGCGGTTGAGCGAATCCCCCGGCAGCGTGGAAGAGGGAACCAGGCTTGTCCTGGACGACGGAGGCACCGCTACGGCCGGAGATACTGGCACCCAGGTGGCCGTGGCCTGCGAGCCGGGAACCGGGGGGCAGCTGTTGGAATCCTACTTGACCCTCCCAACCGTGCAGGCGGCCCCTGCCGGAGACTGACGCACTCAACAACCAACAATAAGCAATAGATACTAACATTATATGTTTCAGAATGCTGCAAGCTACAACGGTTATTTGACCGAGCTGTGCCAGGCCGCTTATGCGGACGAGGCGGACAGTATCAGCCGCAAATTGTTCCCAACCGTGGGGGTGAAAACCGCCGTGGGAAGTTACAAGAAGCGGGACATCGACAACGCGTTCCGCGTTTATAAAACGGCTCTGTCCAGGGGGAATTCTCCTACGCGGATAGACACCAATGCCACGGACGATTTTTACAACTGCAAGCCCCACGCATTGGAGGTCGGCAGTTGGAAATTCGACATGGAACAAGACGGAGGAGGAGACGATGAGCGGGAAAGCAATCTTCAGGATTTGATCAGTTCCCAGCTGGTCACGAGGGAAGTTGAAGCCGTCACCATCTGGAAAGCAGGGGTGCCCGTTACGGCTGGAAGCGGCAACTGGACCAGCACCGCCGGACAGAAAGCCAACATCATCCAGGAACTGGATAACCTGGCCCTGACGATCCAGGCGGCTATCGGGCGCAAGCCGACGCATTTGATCCTGGGGCTGAAAGCCTGGGTGATCATGAAGAATCATCCGTTCTTCCTTAATCGCCTTCAGGGGTTGGAACTGACTGCCAGCCTGGACATCCTGAAGAACATGCTGGTGTTCCCGGACATTGACGTGTCCCTGGCATCCATGCCCTACCAGCCCGCAGCACGCGGGAAGTCCGGCAAGATGCAGGGCATTATGGGATCGGACATTTTCATGTTCTACTCCCAGGACGCGCCGACGCGCAACGACATGTCAGCAGCCAAGGATTTCACGCTGGAACCTTCCGGCCCGGAAATCCTGTCCGAAGAACGGACGCTGGAAGTGGTGGACATGATGTACTGGTCCACTCACCGGAAAGTGACCAATCCGGCAGCCGCCGCACGTATCGAAGTATCGTAACCAGGAATGGCAGATTGACGAGGACTGTTCCGGGGGCGCAACGCCGCCCCTGGAACTTACCGGAAGGAAAAACCATGTGGAACCCATTAACTGAAGATGTGCTGAACCAGGTACTGAACGCCGGGGAACTGGCCAGCGTAACGCGCGACCGCGCCCAGGTGCAGCCCGATCCCATCCCCGGCATCCTGGCCGAGACGGCGGCCACCATCCGCAGCCGCATTGCCTCCGGAGGCCGCACCAGGTTACAGGGAAGCCCTGACTGCATCCCCGCGGAACTGATGGCGGAAGCCGGGGCCATTGTCCGTTACCGCGTCCTGGTCCGGTTTGCCCTGGCCATGACGGACGAGCGGAAAGCGGAGTGGCAGCACGCCAATGACGTGCTGAAGTAATTATCCTCCGGCAGCTACGTGATCACCGATGACGCCAGCGACAAGACCCCCAGCCCGCACTATTCCGGAAGGCCGATCCGGTGGGGCATGAGCCGCCACGGCGGGGTGATGTAAGGCCCGCGCATGCGGGCAGTGAACAGTTAAAAGCGAATAGTTAATAGGATGCCAAGCGCCGAAGAAACACTGATGGGAAAGCGGCTGATGCCGACCAACTTGAATTCCGCCCAGCTGGAACAAATGGGCCGGGAATTCACGCAGCGTGCTATCTTTTCGGCTGGTTGCAACCATCTTCAGACCGTGCAGGCGATCCGGGACGAATCCCGGAAAATTTTGAACGGAGAATGGCTGAACGCTTCCGCCCGTGAATTCCTGAACGCGGTCCTGAAATTTTACAACTACGAAGCCCGGGAGGATGCCGAGGGGACGATCCGGGACATGACGACACCCGGACGCCAGAATTTGATTTTTGACCAGACGGTGGCGCAAGCACGGAATTATGCCTGGAAAGAAAACCTGCTGGCCGACGACAGGCCCCACGCCTGGCAGCTGGTTCGGGTGGGAACCAGAAAAGAACCGCGGGACTGGGACACGCGCTGGAAAGAAGCCTATGCGCAGCTTTCCCCCGCGGAACGCCGGGGAGTAGATGCTGAAGGAAAACGTGCCCTGGTGTCCAGCCGGATATGGAGCTTGCTTTCCCGGTGGGGCACGGGCTACCCGCCTTTTGACTTTAACAGTGGGATGGGTGTGAAGTCCGTATCGGCGGACGGGTTGCAGGACGCGGCATCCGGACGGGAAGATTTTAACAGAGCCGAGGCGAGCATGAAAGGAGTGGATCAGGATTTGCGCGACTGGATCAGCCGCAACCTGGATGTGCAAGTGAGCATCCGCGGGGACAAGGCAATCATGGAAGGAGGCCGGGCATGATCAGTTTACAGGTGAATCTGGACATGTCCGTTGCCCTGGCCAGGATGGTCACGCCGGAGGATTTGCAGGCCATGACCCGGCACGCCGGGGACGATTTGCGCGACCTGCTGAAGAATCATTTTATCGACCGATCCCAGCAGACCGGATCGCGGAACTACTGGGCCGGGGCGGCGGAAGCCACGGAAAGCCATATGGAGGGCCGCACGGCCCGCGTGACGGGGAGCC